TACGGTTTGCCGGGCAAGCCCTTATCGGCTTGCAGCCACGCCCCGCCGTAGCGCGACATGTAGCGGATCGTCTTGCGAACGTCCGACTTAGCGAACAGCCGCTCTCCGGCTTCGTCGCGCACGCCAGCCGCATCGTAGACGCGCACCCCCCGCGCCATAGTCATGGTGACGGTCGAGTTCACGATGGTCTTGGCGTAGTTGGTGCGTATGAACAAGCGCCGCAGACTAGCGCCGTCGCCAGTCTCGCCCTTCACCGCTTCAGGCAACTCGATCTCCGCTCGGCGCTGGTAGTACGAGTCGATGGCGTCCCACTGCGCCACGATGTCGCCAGGGTGCGCAGAACCGCCGTACCTCTCAAGCTCCATGATGATGTTGGGTACGCTAAGCATTGCCCGACCTCCTGGTGTACATGCTGTAATCCCTGGGCGGTTCGCGGCCCGGCCCACGACCGCCGACGGCGGCGTAGAACGCCCCGCCTTCGACTTGCTCCATATCATCCCACTGCGCCATGACCCACGCATCAGCCTTGTCGGGTGAGCGGCCGATCGCCTCGCGGATGCGCTTCTTGGGGCTGATCAGGATGGCGCCGTTGCGGTTCTCGTAAGAGTGAGCGCGCAACTCCTCCTTCAGCTCCGTGTCCGGCGGCATGACGATATCGCCACGCTTCAGCGCCTCGGCGGCGCGCCAATAGGCGGCGGCGCGCTTGTTGTAGAACGCCGGTTCGCCATTCTCCTCGTCGTTCCACGCCTTCTCGGACGCCTTGAAGCGCTCCACGCGGCAGCCGAAGTCGGTGTCGAGGCGCGTAGCCACACCAGAGCCGACGCCGATGGCGTCAACGATGTACAGCGGCTCCTTGCGGCCGTACATGTACACCCGACCGGCGATCTCGTAATCGAGGCCGCGCCGCAAGTCGCGGATGCGGTCGTAGACCTTCAGATCGTTGTGCAGCCACATGGGAGCCACCATCGGGCTGTCGCCGCCCTCCTCGGCTGGGTCGACGCCGACCGTGTGATACGACTTGCCCTCCAAGAACTTGATGACGCCGGTGCGCGACAACTCAAGCCAGCGCCCGAACGCTCGGTCGATGTAGGCCGTGGGGAACAGGCCGCCTGACTTCTCAAGAGGGAAGTGCCCCATAACGGTCGGCAGGAAGCGGCCGTCGGGGCGGAACACGTGGATAGGCGCGTCGGCGTGGCCGAGCACGCGGTACTCCTGGCCGTCGACGACGATCCTCTGGTCGGCCGGCATCGGGTCAGGGATGCTATCGCGCCGCTGGTCGTCACCAAGCCAGGGGTGCAGGCGGTACAGGAAGTCGAAGAAGCGCGGGTCCGGCACGTTCGTGTCGGGATCGAACTCCCCCCTGTCGAAGCACCAGTCCTTCACGCGTTCATCGACGCGCTTATGCGACACCGCGCCGCCAGGGATGACTTCGCGGCGCTGGATGACGTTCGGGTGCGTGAACGCCCCTATGCGGATGGTCGTGTACGTCGCGCCCTCGGCCATCTCCACGAACGGGCCGGAGAACTCTGTGGGGTTGCCGGCCACCACGATCTTATTGTGGTCGCCTGACGCCATGCCCTCGGCGGCGCGGTAACGCGCCTCGTCGACGCCAGGCCCCTCGTCGATAGTTATCAGGAGGTTCTTGTGGTGGCGACCGGCCGCGCCGTGTTGCTGGCCTTCCCCGACGCGCCTGGGGGGTGACAGCTTCTCGACGAACCAGTCCTCAGACCTGACGCGCCACAGCACGCTCTTGTCCGAGTACCAGCCGGGCATGGGGTAACCGTTGCGCTTGGCGCGTTCCATGTGTTCGAGGGCGCGCGCCCAGATGGTGCTGTCGACGGTGCTGGCGTCGGGGGCGGTCATGATCCAGATAGCGCCCTCCTCGCGGCCCTCGGTATCGAGTTGCGCCGCAACAGCGTCCATGAACCACACGCCAACGGCGGCAAGCAAATGGGTTTTCCCGAGGGAGTTACCCGCTTTCGCTAATACACGGTTACCTTGCACTATCTTATCTAAGAAGGTGCTCTGGTCTTCAGTAAGAGTAGCAATACCAAGAATATCAGCCATGTACCCCCAGGGGTCGTTGGCGTAGACGCGGCGTCGAGCGCCATCACGACCCGAGGTATTCGTCTTGCTGCTGTCGTTCCGCAACAAGCCTTGGGATGCTAGTTTCGAGAGCTGGTGTGGACTCCCAACCCCGAGCGATATCTCTAAGGATCGCGTCGACTTCTTCGCCATCGTTCACCCCCAACCTACGAAGGTGCTTGGCTAGCGTCTTGCGCGTCTGTTCGCCATACGCCTCGATCAACATGCGCACGGCGAACACCGACAAGAACGCCTCCTGTTCGTGCTTGATGATGGTCGTCGCCAGCGAGCTGATGGTCTTCAGCACCGTCACGGCGTTCGTGATGTCCGTTATCTTGACGGGCTTCTCGACCACCAAGTTATCCACGCGGCCGTTGCCGCCCTCAAGGAAGTCGCGGCGCGCCAACTCGACGCCAGCCTCAAGCGCAGCCTGAAGCTCGCTGGCGCTAGGAGAAGTGATGCCCTGCTGCACCAACCCCTCGAAGGCGTAACGGATCGCCTCGAAGTGGTACAGCGGCGCGTCATGCAGCCCGCGACGGCGCGGATCGAAGCTGGCGTGCCACGCCAGCAGCGCCGCCGTCACCGACTCGTGACGCTCCACGAAGTCCTCGAACAACGCCCTAGCCGCCGCCAGCTCCGCACGCAAGTCCAGGGGGTTCGGATCCATCAGGAACTTAGCCAGCTTCTCGCCGATGGAATCGTTCAGGAGCTCAGAGTAGCGGTTCTCCACGTTCGGGTTGCTACCGCCGTGATGTCTGCAACGGCCATGGCCCACGTGATTGGTGCCAGCCCCAGCCCGTGCGTAGCAATACTTCCACTTACCGGCCAGGTCGGGGCCTTGCATGTCGCCCCAGCGCCCGATGGCGCGGCAGTAGTAGTCGGATTCGAGTTTCGGAGGGCGCTGCTCGTAGCAGTTATCCACCGGACTGGGCGCGTCGTAACGTTCATGCGTGTCGTAGACGCGGGTGTCCAGAAGCTCTGGGATGGTTCGCCTCATGGCCGCATGAAAGCGCACTTGGCGATAGGCGGGGCGGAAAGTCTCATGCCCCACAATAGCGCGGCGCAAGCGCTTGCGTGCCTCGCGCCCCTCTGCTAGACTTCTCTCGTCGCCCCTCGCCCGCGACGATCCCCAATCTAAGACCGCGCCTTTACCCCCCTTTCGGCGCGGTCTTACTATTGTTGATATACTAGGCGCATGATCCTGATCGGGGAAGCGCAGCAACACCTACCAGACCTACCGACCGGCAGCGTACAGACCATAATCACCAGCCCCCCGTACTTCGGGCTGCGCGATTACGGCGTCGAAGGGCAGATCGGCTTGGGGCAAACACCTGCCGAGTACATCGCCGAGCTCACCGCCGTGTTCCGCGAAGCCCGGCGCGTGCTGGCAGACGACGGCACCCTGTGGCTGAACATGGGCGACAGCTACGGCGCACCAGGCGGCGACATCTACACCGGCTTCAACGAGCGCTACCACGGCACGCACTACCAGGGCCAGAAGCAAGCCGCCGTGGTGCCCCACACCCCCAGGAAAGCGGCGTTCAAGAACCCCAGCCCCAAGAGCCTCATGGGGATGCCGTGGCGGGTCGCCTTCGCGCTGCAAGACGACGGCTGGATACTCAGGCAAGACATCATCTGGCACAAGCCCAACCCCATGCCAGAGAGCGTCAGGGATCGCTGCACCAAGGCGCACGAGTACATCTTCCTGTTCGCCAAGCAGCCGCGCTACTACTACGACCATGAAGCGGTGAAAGAGCCGGCCGTCAGCTCACCAACGGGGCGGGCGGCGTCGTTCAAGCGCGAGAACAGCAAGCGAGCGCAGGCGATACCCGGCCAGAGCGCCGGCACGCACCGGCCCGACCGTGAAGACGTGGCCTATAACGGCGCACTACGCAACCGGCGCAGCGTCTGGGCGGTCGGAACTAGGGGTTACCCAGGGGCGCACTTCGCGGTGTTCCCAGAAGCCCTGATCGAGCCGTGCGTGCTAGCCGGCAGCCGCGTCGGCGACACCGTGCTCGACCCCTTCATGGGCAGCGGAACCACTGGCATCGTCGCCCAGAGGCACGACAGGCGCTTCATCGGCATCGAGCTGAACGCGGAGTACGCAGAACTCGCCAAGCGAAGGATGAACGCGCCATCCAACTGACCCCCATCACCCTCAAGGCCGCCAAGGCGTTCGTCGACGAGCACCACCGCCACCACATCGCGCCGGTGGGCTGGAAGTTCGGGGTCGCGTTAGAGGCCGACGGGCGCATTGTGGGCGTCGCTATGGCCGGCAGGCCAGTCGCCAGGGGCTTGGACGATGGCCGAACCCTCGAAGTCACGCGCCTCTGCCTCGACCAGGCCCCCAAGAACGCGGCTTCGACGCTGTACGGGGCCATCAGGCGGGCAGGGAAGGCCCTCGGCTACACCAAGCTGGTCACTTACACGCTAGCAGAGGAGTCGGGGCACAGCGTGATGGCGTCCGGGTTCGTGCGGCAGTACGTCGTGCGGGGGCGCAGCTGGACGACGCCGACTAGGCCGCGAGAAGACAAGCACCCGACCGTAGATAAGGTCATGTGGGCCACGGATCTGTAGCGTCCAGGGCGTTCTCGTCGCGATGGTACAGCCACGAAAGTTGACCGCGGGCCGAAGACAGTCCGATCGAATAACAGGATCTAGCGTAAGGATACGTAAGGTAGCGAAAGGATACGTGATCTAACGCAAGGTAGCGAAAGGCAGCTCAATCCAGCGTGATGCCTGTGGGGGTCACCTTCCTGAGCCTGACTTGAAGTTTACGCACCCCCCTCTATCCCCCCAAGCAGTTTTTCAGCATGAGGGTGCGTTGGCGTTGGCATCCACCGTCTTCACCTGACGTACCAACAACCAACGACTGTGGGGGGTGCGTGGTTCCTTCCCTCGCGAGACCGTCGTCCACGCGCCTTAGGCTTCAAACCCCGCCGCAGCGAAGTCCTCCCGATTGGTCCCCAAGGCTTACACCCTCGACCCGGCCACCTATCGGGATGGAACTGGTGGCCCTCGAAGCTACTTGCTTATCGTTGGAAGGTGTGCTATATTCCTCGCAGCCCACCAACGGCTTGTGAGCGGCCCCTTCTAACGGAGGGGCTGTTCGCTTCTGTGGACAAGGTACACCCTGACAGCCAAGAAAGCAACTGGGAAACCTGCGGTACTTCGCGTGAGGGAAGTGGGGAATCGACTGCTGGCGTTCCCCACTACGGTGGGGGGATCCGGCGAAGGGAGAAGAAAGGTACGACCACCCTTTGAAAGGTGAAGAGGGGGGAGGGGGTTTGGCGAAGGGGGGGGTTGTCTGGTACGAGCATGGCGCGGCTGGGATTCGGATGGCCTCGTCGCCCGAAGCTAGGGCCGGGGTCATTCTGGGCCGCGTCGCGCTGTGGGCCGCTGACTCACGGCTCGGGCTAGCAGGCCGCTGACTCACGGCTCGTCGGTAGGCCGCGCTCGCGCTAGCAGGTGGCGGATCGATACTTGCGCCAGAATGTCTGATAATACCACTTATCAGGCATTAGTGGTCTAGCGTCGATCAGGGCTGACGAGCGTGCGTTGCCGTGTGTGTGCGGCATCTTGCATCTTGTCGCTGGGATTCTGCTATACTAGCGCTAGCCTCCAGACTGGGGGCGGTTGGGAGTGGTGTCATGGATAGCAGGCAAGAGGCTAGGGAGTTGCACCTGACTGTCGCCGTCGAGTGTGGCGACGGCTGGCGCAATCTAGGCCCTATCAGTTGGTCGGAGTTCGCGGCCGACAACGCCGTTGGATACGACGCGGCGGACTTAGCGGCGATATTCGCTGACCTGGCTGCGTACGGCATCGTTTACTTAGGTGGCGGCGCTGGCGTCGCTTACCGGCTGGTGGCGCTGTGAATACCGCGCTGGTCGGAGTTCTCGTGCTGTTCGGCGTGCTGTGTCTGATTGGTACGGCGCTGGCCGTGATAGCAGAAGTAGGCGATGCGCTGATCGCGCGTCGAGAAGGGGCAGACCATGAGTGAATACAAGGCTTGGACCTATAGGCGCGTGGCTGTTGATCGGATCGAGCATAGCGGCATGTATTCGGCCTACGTGTTCGGGCGCGGGCAGCTGCTAGCTGATTCGGCTGCCGGCATGCGCGAGCTGATACGCGGGGCAACTTATGCACCTGGCACGATTGCTGAAGCGTTCGCTGACGGCCGCATTATGCGACTGGCTGACGCTAAGGCGCTTGGCCGTGCGCATGGCCGCGCTATTGCTGAGTCGGTGCTGATCGAGCTTGGTATCACGTGTGAGGCTGACGTGCTGGCATTAGAGGATGGCGTCTATACCGTTTACGACGCGATTAATGAGTCTGAGGATGGATTCCGTAGCTACTCGCCGTTTGAGTTCTATGCGGCGGCGCTGAATCGCCGCGATGATTACCTAGGCGATGGTGAGTCTGAGCGCGGCTGGGCCGTGTACGACGAGGCGTTCTTGCGCGGTTGTCAGGCGGCTTACCGCGCTGCTGGTTTGGGTGGTGTGTTGTGACATCTGACGCGATTATCAGGGACGGCGCGCGCGTGAGGATCACTCCTCACGGTGCGACTGTCAGGGTTAGCGCGCGCGGCACGTCGGACTGGGCGCGTGGCAACTGGGGCACGGGCCGCTGGCCGGCGTCCACCTTGGCCGGTCGCTCCGTGAAGGTCGAGCTCGACGCGTCCGGTAACCTGATCGATCTGAGCGGTGCACCGCTCGATACGTCGGCGGCCGAGTTGGACGCGCTGCTAGCGGCGGTGATTGGCGATCCGCATGCTTCGCCGGCTATAGCGGCGGTGGCAGTAACCGGCATGATCACTAATGGCAACATCTGGGGGCATCCACACGAGGCGCGCGCGATCTGTGAGGACGGCTGGGTCCGGACTGTGCGGCTGGGCCTCGACGCGGATACGTGGTTCTCTTGGCCGGCGCGCGGTCGCGCTACTGCCGGCGGGGGAGTCGTGCGGGGGTTCGTGGTCGAAGCTGATCAGTTCTATGACGTAGAAGGCGGGCTCCGATTCGAGCGGTATACGGGCGAGTGACCGATAGGCGCGGCCGGGGACAACCCTGGCCGCGCCCGTTTGTGCCTGGCCGCTGACTGCTGATCAGGCTCGCACGCCGGGGGTACGCTCACCGCTCGCTCGATCTGCTCGCACGCCGGGGGTACGCTCACCGCTCGCTCGATCTGCTCACAATCTGCTCGTTCGCTCGATCTGCTCCGGGGGTTCGCTCACTCCGGGGCAGGTTCTTTGCTCACTCACGCCAGGGGTACGCTCGCTGCTCGCTCGCACGTGTATATAGGCCGCTCGCTCGCATATTCGGCGTTTGCTCGCTGGTGACGGCGTTTCTCGCGTTTCGAGGCTAGCTCTATGCAGACCTTTATACATTCTGGGGGTCTAAACGCGGGGTTCTGGGAGACTCGACTGCATGTTTATGCGTGTATGCAGTCCTTTATGCACCGAGCGGGGGGTGGCGGGTGCCTTGGGATGTGGCGCCGCTCACCGTTCTTTACCTTCACCTGCCGTTCGCTAAACTTCACCTGCCGTTCGCTAAACGCTCGTTCCCGTTCGCTAGATCCTGTTCCTCACGCTGAACGCTCGCTCCCACCCGCTCGATCCCGCCGCCGCTCGCTCAATCTCGCTACCTCACGCTGAACGCTCGCTCAACCCGTGGAGGATAGGCTCACTCATACCTTGCCTGCCATCCCTCTCTAACTGCCTCTGAGGCGTCGGATCCGGGCACGCCGGGCACCGTCCGAACCTGCCTTGACGCAGTTACCAACAGTTGCTATACTACTGGTAGCTCCGGTGACCGGAGCCTGAAAGGGGCATGACATGACTGTTCGGACTGATACAGACTTACTCGACTCGCACGGGAACACGCTCGCCACCGTGTACGACGACGACGGCACGCAGTTAGAGGTGCTCTCGCTGCCGTACACCGACGACGCGGCCGACTGGGACGCGCTCGCCGATCTAGAGCTCGCTAACGTGGGCTATCGCCGCGTGTCCGGCTGGACCCGTCCGACCGTGGCACACGTGATCGAGGCAACGGTGGTGCCTAGCTGGGCGGTCCGGTTCGGTGTAGCTGACTGGCCGGTCTGCAATGCTGACCCTGATTGGCGCGCCCACGTTACGCTCGACCCTCAAGCTCGCTCTGCCTGGCTCGCCACGCGGCACGTTGGCGACAATGCGACCACACTTGCCGATTGGCATGGCCGCGCTTACTCGCTGCCGATCCCAAGCGCTGCCACGCCTAATGAGGTGCTAGCTGAGTTGTGGGAGCACGCGGCGGATCTGGATACGCTCGCGGGGGAACACACCGTCGACTGGGACGGTAATAACCTCGTCGGCAAGCTCTCGCCGGCAGGCATCAACGCGCTCGATCGTCTAGAGGTCGCGCTCGCCGGTATCGAGCCGCGTTATATCGTATGGCCGGCCGCCGAGTGGTTTGTGGATCCGCCCGCCGGCGTGCGCGGTGGCCTTACCGATAGCGAGATCGAGGACCTAGCACAAGAACTCGAGGCTGACGCGGAGCGCGAGAACGTCATAATCCACGGGCTCCGACGCTACCTGACCGTCATGTCTGGCAGTATGAGCGTGGACGGCCTAATGCTCGATACCTGGCTCACCGTGACGCCTAACGGCGTAGACCGCTCGCCTTACACCGTCACCGTGGGCGATGTGCTCGACGATCAGGTTGGAACGCCGGCAGAACTGCTGCTGCTGACGACGCTCGAAGAGCTCGGGGTCCTGCTCGATGCTCGCGTAACCCGTTTGTTGCATCNGTAACGGTTTCTTAGGTATACTACCCGTGCGCTCGCTCCAACGGGCGCACGGTCGAAAGGGGAGCAAGATGTCCTATATCAAGCAGCTACGTAAGCGCGGCTTCCGCGCCGTGATCGAGCACGACGTAGAGCCAACCTCACCACGTGACTGGGACAACCTCGGAACGATGGTCTGTTGGCACGACCGCTATACGCTGGGCGACGACCACGACCACGACTCACCGGCCGATCTGATCCACGAGCTCGCTAACAATGTGGTGGCCGGCTCTGCCGACGTGTTGACCGAGCGCCTGGATCGCTTGAGCGACCGTGTGCCGGGTTACGGCTCGCGGGAATGGCTCGCCACGCTCAACCGGCAAGCGGCGGTCTACAACGGCAAGATTCATGACATTGCGGAGCGTGGATACACCATCTTGCCGCTCTACCTGTACGACCACGGCGGCATCTCGATGTCTACCGGATCGTTCGGCTGCCCGTGGGATAGCGGGCAGGTGGGGTACATATACTGCTCGCTCGCTGATGCTAAGCGTGAATGGCCTGACCTGGACGGCGAGGCGCTCCGGGCACACGTAGGCGCCGCGCTCGCTGCTGAAGTAGCGGAATATGACCAATACCTGCGAGGCGACGCGTACACCGTGACGATCCAAGGGCCAGATCGTAAGTGGATCGACGGTTGCGGTGAGATCTACGGACTCGATGAAGCCGAACAGACAGCCCGCGAGATGCTTGCCGACGCTATCCGTAGCGCTCGCGTGGCTCGCCGCTCGCTCACGACCAAGCACTACCCCGCCGCTGTAATGGCGCGGGCATAGGAAGGGGAACCATGATATTACTCGTCGACACCATCCGCACACTCAACACACCGAGCGGTAACCCGCGCCGCGCCTGGCTCGTCCGTGGACTCGACGCCGGACAACGCGGGGTCCGTAGCGTGGCCGTCCGTGACGACGGCACCGGCAGGCTCGCGGCTCTACCGGGCCATACGGTGATCGAGGGGACCGTGCTCGATCTGCCTATCCGCCGCTGGAAAGAGCTCACCACTCTAAGCCCGCGCAACACCACCGGCGAGATCCTGGCCGCTCTCGGGCTGGGCTGACACCACCACGCCGGGTTAGGGCTCGCTACCCTAACCCGGCGGCTCGCTCTCGAAAGGGGCCATGATGAAGCCAACAACCGGCGCTGAACGTGAACAGCTCGCGCTTGAGAACCTGGAGCGCTGGGCGCGGCGCAACGACTGGGCCAGCCTGGTGGCTAGGCTCAAGACTAAGCAGCTGATCGATCAGGGAAGGGGCAATGTCCGTGAATCCAGAGATCGTGTGCGCTGACCCTGCGCGCTTGCGGATCGTGCAAGCCGCTTGCGACGTGGGCAGCGCCAATATACACAACACGGTTATTCGGATCGAGCCGGACGGCACGGCCGCCGCTACGGATGGGGTGCTGCTGGTGGTAGCTCGCTACACGTTCGCTCCGCTGCCGTACGCCTTGCATATCCGCCTAGGAAGTCGGGTGCTCGCTCGCGCAGAACCCGGCCGATACACCGATGGGGTGCTCGCTCTCGGTAATACCGAGGTGGCCGCGTCCATCGTGGCGCTGGGCAAGTGGCACAACTACCATACTGCGCTTGAGCGCCTGGCCGAGGGCGTGCCTACCCCACGCTCGCATTACGCTCTCGACGTGAAGCGTATCCATGCGCTGGTGTCCTCGCACCCTGACTGGCCCAGGCGCCAGACGTTCGACCTGCTGCACTTGTCAGATCGCAGCGTCCAGATCGATCTGGGGATGGAGGGGGTAACTGCTCTGCTCGCGCTCGCTCGCACCACGTATTAGGTGGGAAGCCTCTCGTCGCTCTACTAGGGAGAATCATGTCTAACGTAGCTGAAACGCTCAAGCAAGCTATCCGCGATGAAGCCGCGGCTCGCGTCGAAGTCGCGCGCCTCAAGCGCAATCTAGCGCTCGCCACCGCTGGGGCCACCGTCGGCGGTGAGATCGTCGGCAAGAACGAAGCGGAGCGCAACTCTCAAGCGCTGATGATGTTCGCCGCCGATGGGGATGCTCTGCTCGCAGCTGAGAGCCGCCTGGTGTACGCCGTCGCCGAGCGCGAAGCCGCCCGGATCGATTACGAAGTGGAGGCGCGGCCGTGAGGCGGTATACCCTACCCCTGCTCGCTCTGCTCACTCTGTCGTTCGCTCACGCGGCCGACCCGCTCTCACGCTCAACCGTCGCGTTCGTCATGGCTTCGACGTTCGCCGAGTCGGTGGGGGGTGCGCTCACCGACTGCCCACCGCTGATCGAGGAGGCTGGCCCGACCGGGTGCTTCATGATGCTAGGCGGCATTGAGGCGGCTCGCTCGCGCCTTGATGCCCTGATGCTCTCTTACCACGACGTGGTGCCGGTGCTCGCTTGGGTAGCTCGCGAGGATGGCGGGTACGGACGCGCCTACCTCATAGACGGGCGCGACATGTCCGTCGCTTTCTACGTGATCATGCTAAGCGAACGCAACCAGACGCGGGTTGCCATCGTGGTGGTGGGGTCCAAGTGAGGCTCACTCTCAAGTCGCTTGACCTTGAGTCCATCAAGGGGTTGGACGCCTTCACGCTCGACACTGGGGGGAACCCCAGTGTCACCGTGAGGGGCACGAACGGCACCGGCAAGACCACGCTCTTCGACGCCTACTTGTGGGCTCTGTTCGGGCGCGACAGCTCCAACCGCACGGACTTCGAGATCAAGCCGCTCAACCCCGACGGCTCACCTGTTCACGGACGAGACCACCGCGTGACGCTACGCTTCGACCTGGACGGCGGCGACCTAGTGCTTGAGCGCGTCATGCAGGAGAAGTGGACGCGCAAGAGGGGGTCCGCCACGAAGGTGCTCACGGGTCATGAGACCACCTACTCGATAGATGGCGTGCCGATGAAGAAGACCGAGTACGATCAGGCGCTCGCCAAGCTGATCGACGAGAAGACGTTCCAACTGCTCTCTGACCCGCAGCACTTTAGCGCCAACCTGCACTGGCAGGAGCGCCGCAAGCTGCTGCTTGGCATGGTGAGCGTGGAGCCGTCGGACGTGCTCGCTGCCGACCCCGAGGTGGCCGAGGTGGTGGAGGCGGCCGGCTCGCGCTCACTAATGGATTACCGGCGTGCCCTGGAAGCGCAGCGCCGCGACCAGCGCCGCCTGCTCGACAGCGTGCCTGAAGCTATCAAGGAGATCAGTAGGCAGCTAACCCCCGACGTTCCTACCGTGGAGGAGGCCGAGGCTGCTCTAGGGGCCGCTGAGGCCGCTGTAGAGGCTGCTAAGCGGGCGCAGGCAGAGGCCCGGCTCGCTCACGCGGCGCTGCACCAAGAGCGCGAAGAGCTCGCCGAGGCGGATCGCCGGACGCTGGCGGACCATACCCGCCGTTACGTGGCGGCCAAGGGGGCGCTAGACCCCGCCAAGATGCGCTACGACGGAGCCAAGGCGACTAGTGAGGCCGCTCGCAAGGCGGTGGCCGATGCCCGGCACGCCTACAAAGAGGCATCGAGCGGCGGGGTCTGCCAGTGTTGCGGGCAGACGCTCGCGCAAGAGTCGGTCGATGCTCATTTGGCTAAGCTGACCGAGGCGGGGGTGGCGCTCGCTGCCAAGGCTAGGGAGAGCGCGACTGCGGAAGCCGAGGCGCTGGCT